TTGGCCAGCGTAATGATTATTTGCATGGCTGCGCCAATCAACATGGGCAGCATCGGCAAAAAGCTTTGTACCAGTGTCAAAATGATCTGCACCGCTGCGTTCGTGATCATCGGCAGGTTTTGCACCAGGAATTGGATCAGCGTTTGGATGATCGAGATTGCCGCTGGCAGGATGGTTGGCAGCGATGAAACCAACCCGGTGATCACACTGCTGACAACATTCAGCCCGGTTTGGATCATCTGGGGCATCTGGGCTGTCATATCCGTCACGATGCGCGAGAACAGGGCCCCAACCCCGCTGGCTTTTCCGCCTGCGGTAGAGTCCGGGTTCTTAATGATTGCCACCAGGTCCTGCAAATATCCCTTCCCCTTGGTGGCAATGCCAGATAGTGCCGGGATGAACATCAACCCGATCTGATTCACGACCCCATTAAATCCCGCCTTCAGCCCCGCCAGTTGGTCGGCGAGCTCGGCCGCCGCTTCAACGCTCTCGCCAGACATCACAGCGCCCATGTCGCGCGCTTCCTGGCTCAGCCTGGAAAGTTCTGCACTGCCCGCCTGGATCAGTGGGTTCAGCTCCTGCGCGGATTTCCCAAAAAGCTGCATGGCCAGCGCATCTCTTTCGGTTGAGTTTTGCACCCCGCCCAGCGCGTCAATCGCATCTGCAAAAACGGCTTCCGCATTGCGCAGCTGGCCGCTGCCATCAGTCACCGATACGCCCAGGCGCGCAAAGGCCCCGGCCATCTCGCCCAATTCTGGCGCAGCTGCGCCTTTTTTCAGCGTGCTTAGGGCCTGGTTGTATTTATCCGTTTGCGCATCGGCGTCGTCCATTGCGCGGATCAAGCGCGCCTGCGCGCCGGTCATTGTGTCCAGGCTCGTGCCGATCTGATCACCGGCGTATTGCAATTCCTGCAAGCGCTCGGTGCTGATGCCCGTTTTGGCGCTCAGGTCTGCGAGCTCGTCCGCTGTATTGGCTGTGTTGATGCCCAGCCCAGCCATGCTGCCCACCGCGCCAATCGCAGCGCCGCCCAGCGCTAACACCGCACCAGTTGCAACAGTTACCGCGGTTGCCAGCCCGCCAACAGTAGTTTTTACGCCATCCAAAACGCGGGAAAACAGGCCGCTGGATTGAGTCGCGGATTTTTCCGATTGCTCCAGCTCGTCCACGCTGCCAGCTGCATCCTGGCTGGCATTGCCCATCTCGTCCAGGGATGTCTGCGTGGTGCGCAGCTCTGATTCCATTTTTCCGAGCGTCTCGGTCTCTTTATTGAGCTTGATCTCGGCGTCCTGGGCTGCCCGGCTGTTTGCGCCATTTTCCCGCACCAGGCGCTGGTGTTCTTCGGCCAAGGCGCCCACCTTCGCCTTTTGGATATCAACCTGGCTGGTCAGGCTTTTAACGCGCAGTTCCAGCCCGCTGGCATCTTTCGACCAATCGCCCAGGGCCGCCGCGGACGCACGGAATCCCGATTCCAAAACGCGCAGCTCACGGTTCGCCGTGGCCAGCGCGGTTTTGAGATCGGATGTATCGATTCCCAGCTTACCTGATAACTTTTCAGCTTCTTCGCCCATAACACGCTCCTACAGCCAATCCACCTGGTCGGCATAGACTTCTTTATTGAGCGTGCCGCGTGTTTGTTTGTCTTTCCAGTGTGGATAATGAATGATAAAAGTCAGCAAACTTTCCATGTCGGTGTTATCGATGTCCCACAACGACCAGTGGAACAAATCGACGATCATGCACTCCAGCGCGATCGTCCAGTCTGTGCCATCGTCTATTTCTTCTTCGATGGCACCCTTGGCGTAGGGTTTGCGTTAATCGTCGCGTTGGCCCGCGCAATGACAGCCTGGAAAACTGTCATAATCTCACCAACGTCTGCGCCTTGTTCGAGATCTTTAACCGAAAAACGATTTCCAAACAACTCCACCACGAACTGCGAAATCGCCTCCATCTGCCGCTCTTCCGCCAGCTTTTCTGGGATGTCTTTCTCCCAGAAATGTTTCTTTTTAGCAGGCTTCTCGGTCTTGTTCAGTTCAGCCATCATGCGCACCGCTTTTTTGAGCAATCCCCAAGGAATCACGCTGCGCGAATAAGTTTCAATCGGCTCGTCGTTGGCATCGTACAATGTAATTTCGATCGGTACAGGCATGTTGCCTCCTGATAGAGCGGGGAATGGTGGTGAACCATTCCCCGCTTTTTAGTAATATTAGGCCGTGGTGAAATCGTACACGGTGTTGGCCAGGCGCTGACCATGAATATCCGTGACACCCGACAGGGTAATCAGGTATTTGGTGGCCGCCGCCAGCGCGGTATTCGGGGTGATGGTGATCACCTTCGCAGCGGCATTGATGGTGATGGTGCTGGCTTTGACCACACCCGCATCGGTGGTCAGCAGTACGCCCACCGTGCCGGTGCGCAGCGCGTTGTTGAATGTCAACGTAGGCACTGTGGAGGTAGCCTGGCCAGATGCGCCATCCGCCGGGCTGGGGGTGCAGCTCAGGGCCGATACAGCTCCAACCACCGGGGTCTGCACCGCATTGAACCAGGTCGATGCGTCAAAATTGACATCCGATGTATCGCCAACATTGCGTTTGACGCTGTCGGTGATCGAACCATCCAAATCAAACTGCTTGGTCGTGCGAATGGCCGTATACGTCAGCTTGGCGCTCTTCGGATCGGGGGTGTCGGTTTCGCTGGCAGCTTCTTCGCTGGGGGGTGCGAACTGGCCTTTAAGGAACCAGTAGTAACGATATTTCCCGTCGCTCTTTTTCGCACGAAATCCCAGCGCCACATACGGCGGGGTGCCGCCGTTGTCAAACAGCCGCCCGGTGGCAGTGTTGAAAACGCGCCCCAGCAGCTCTGCCTGTGTGGGCAGCGGCAGGCCGGTGATCTCGCATTCGAGTTTGGATTCACCTTCACTTGTCATCGCATCAAACGGCTGGTTGTCCGCATATTGCGTTTTCGAATTGACAGCGGGCGCCTGGCTGATGGTCATTGCTGGCGCCAGGTATTTCGGGGTATCGGCCACATATGCGTCGGCGTCATCCTGGGTGACCAACGCATAATAGATATTATCCAGGCCGGTGACAGACTTGTAATTGTTAGTCATGGCTTACACTCCTTCGTGATAAACGTAATCTTCTGCCAGGCCAAAATGCCCGCTATCTTGTTTGGGCAATTGGCGCACGGCAGACCTTTGGAATCCGGCCAGGGTCATCGCGGGCAGCACATTCGGCATGGATACAAACCCGGCACGGGCGAATAAATTGATCTGTACCAGCGAACTGCGGCTCGTTTCGGCGTTGTCTGCATGTTGTTCCGGGTTGCTGGTAATCAGCTGGTAGCTGATAAATACATCTGGCAGGCTGCCATCGGCGCTTAAATATGGCACAACGCCAAATGGCACTGCTGGGCTGAGGGTGCTTAATGCGCTGGATACTCGCTCAAAGATCGTTGTCATAATTGGCTCAACTTTTTGAAATCGTAGCCCATCTTTCTAAAGATAAGCCTGATCCGATCACGAAATTTATTTTTTAGCCAGGTGGACCGCATTGTTGGTCGAAGCCACGGCTCTGCTGCCTGGCGAGTTGAGCCGAATTCTTTAAAAAATGCGGCCGGATCATCACCGGTATTGGACCCGATCTCGACAAAAATATAATTGCCCTCGCGCTGCACCGGGCTTACATACAACGTACTCGCGGCGCCACCCGTCCAGTTTTCGGATGTTGCGCGCAACTTGGCTTCCATTTCTACGCGGGCTTCTTGCGATACTTCTCCGAGAACATCGCTAATAACAGAATCCAGGTATTGGTCGCCAAACACCATGGCTAAAGTTTCCAGGTAGCGGTTAATGCCCTTGATCTCGCGCGCTTCATATTTGACGGGCACTTACACGCTCCCAGTCACACGCTCAACGCGCATCTCAACCCAGCGCCCACGATCCTGGATGTAATCAGGCGGGGCGATCAACTGGTAGGCCTCGCTGCCTTTTAGCATGCGCCAGCTGGGCAAAATGCCAGCATAGTGGCGGATGGTCACGGTAGCCCGGCCAACTGCCTGCGCAGATTCCCGGCTGCCCTCCTGCCCATGATCGTTGATCCAGCGGGCCCAAACCGTTGCAACATTGGCCCAGCCTGGCACCTGCGCCCCGCCAGCATCTTTCACCAGCGTTGGCGCTTGCAGCGTGATTCTCGTGCGCAGTTCGCCCGCGCCAAGCCGCACGGCCTTAGCCATACCAGCCTTTGTCACTCAGCAAAAGCGCGCTCACGCCAAGCGGTATTTCGCTCAGCGAGGCATCAGTGGTGGCTTCGCGATTTTCGTACAAATGCGCCATTAACAGCAGCACGGCCGCCTGGTAGCGTTTCGGCAGGTCGCTGTAACCAGCCACATAGGTGATTTTGATGCCACCCACCGCGCGCAGGTCATCGCTTGGCCAGCTGGCATCGTCATTTAACGCGATGCGACCAGGTTCGCTATCCGTGTCCACCACGTAATCTGTAAAGGTGTGTTCCACGCCGCCTGAATCCGTGTATTTGACCGATGTGACGCTTTGCAGCGGCGGCCTGGGCAGCTTGATTTCGCGTTCATCCGGCCATTCGTCCAGCGTCAGGCGCAGGGTTTGGGTTGCAAATGCCCGGCGAGAAATCTCCTCGCAGCGTTCGCGGGCTGCACTCAAGTACAAGCCAAGCATGGTGTCTTCAACGCTGCCATCCACGCGCACTTGCAGCTTCGCAGTGGCGAGCGAGACCGGTTCGCTGACAGGAGGGGTGACAACGGTCAGATTCATGCGTTATTCGGTGGGCTCAGTGGCTTTTTCACCACGTTTGGCAACAGCTTTTTCAACAACCTTTTCGACTGGAATGGCATAGCCGCCAGCAATCAGCGCTTTGGCTTCTTTGTCATCCACGTCATGGACGCTTCCGACTTCGCGCACGCCGGTGGGGCCAGCCTGCAAAGTCAACATTTTGATTTTCATAGAGCTTCTCCACGTTTCAGGGTGTCGCCATCCCCAGGCAGACGCCCGGGGATGGCGAAAAAATCAGGGATGGGTTAAGCAGTGCCTTCCGCCGGGCTGACATGCGTTTCCGCATCAACGGTTGCGCCCTGGCTGGTCGGAGCCTTGCGGGGCTCATAGAGCAGCGCATACACGTCACCGGTGACGGTGGTTGCGCCACCGCGGACGATTTGCACATCCACGTAGCGCTCTTTCGGCCGGTAGATGTCGATCAGGAAGGAATCCCCGTTGTCCCCTGGGACAACCTTCGAACCTTCGAGATCAGCCGCATCGCTCATATTGCTGGCTTCGCCCTGGCGCGCCTTGGCATAATTGCCCGCGTTGGCCGTCATAATCTGGCCGAAAATCATCACACCCTCATAGCCCTGGGTGTCGATGGTATCGGTAGTCAAAGTCCCGGTGCCAGTGGTCTGGCCGTCTTTGACCTTGATCAGTTTGGTGTTTTTGCTCAGGTTCATGGTTTATCTCCACCTGCGCCCCTGTCACCCAGGGGCGCAGGTTATTTTTGAACTTAGGCGAGTTTCACGCGCACGAAGGCTTCTTCGAGCACGGGCATGCCATCGGTTTCCAGTTCGGCATGGAAGCCGATCTGGCCGCTCTTGGCATACAGTTCGACCAGGCGCTGGAAATCCATCTCGAGGCTGTCGGCGATTTCGTAAAACGAGAAATCGCCCAGGATGCCCACATACTGACCGGTGGTGAAGGTGTTGGGGGCATATTCGCTCATTGCCAGGGGCAGGTTGAGCAGCCGGTCGGGCTCGCCAGCGCGAACAGACTCGCGCCAGATATATTCGCCGGTGGTGGCGTTCTTCAGCTTGGCCAGCTGTTTGACACCGTCGCGATGGAACATCCAGCGCGCATTGGGCCAATACTGGGGCTTCAGCGTAAACTTGGCATTGATCAAACCATCCGCAGTCATGGCCGAAGTTGTGTTGTCGGTGCTCACATCGCGCCCGGTGCTGATGCCATCTGTGCTCGCGGTAAACACACCGAGCGGTTTATTCGAGCCATTGCCGGTCATGTACGCCTTTTCAGCGGTCACGCCGAACTTATAGTGGAAGCGGTCAATCACCAATGTTTCGACATCCGGGCGCAGGCGCAACAGCTTGCGCGAAACCTTGATGGCCTTCTTGAGCGGGTGCGGCTTGAGCTCGCGCTTGCCGAACCTCATGCTCGTGTCGTAGGTGATGTCCGCGATTTCAGTCGTCCACTCGCCGTCATCCGGGTCCGCATCGAGCGAGACCTGGCCCAGGCTGTCAGCATTGAGCACAGGAATCACCGTCGCCCAGCCTGGCTGGCGGAATAGGACGATATCGTCCACCGCCATCAACATTTGTGCCACAAACTGCGCTGGGGGCCGCAGATAACCGCCCGCTGGGTCAGAGCCCGCGATCAGGCCGTCACGGCGTTCCATTTGCGGCACTTGGAACCCGCGCAGGAAGCCGGTAAAGCCATCGCGATATTCAGCCGAATCGCGCAGCGCAAAATTGCGCAGGGCGCGCGCTTCGCGCATGGCTGTGCGATAGCGAGCAGATAACGAGGTCGAGCGGATTTCAGGCGCGTTGTCGCCTTCGTCCACATCCGGCCGGTGAGCCTGGCCGTCTGGTTGGTCGAGTTCGCGCTCTTCCTGCTCGAGCCACTGCTGGCGCTGGGCCGAACGTGCTTCGCGGTTTTCCTCGGTCTGGATTTCCTGACCGAGATTAGACGCCTCGTCCATAATGGCGTCATAGCGAGTTTCTTCATCGCTGGTCAACGCGCGCTTTTCCTTCTTGGCGAGGGCATCGATCTGACGAGCCTCGTAGACGAGATTTGCGCGCTTCATGCGTTTTTCACGCAGGGTCATGCTCATAGCTTCCTCCAAAAAATAAATAGATGGGTTATTCGAGCGCCAGCAGTTCCAGTTCGCGCTTCAGCCAACGCTGGCGCGCCTGCGCCCGTTGGATGGCTTCTGCGTCGTCGGCCGGGTGACCATCCTGGGTCGGCGCAGCCGGGGCGATGGCGTTGAGTGCTTCAATCACAGAGCGCACCAGCGCCTGGTCGTCGGGGGTGATTCCACCCGCCTTCGAGCGCTCGATGGCCTGCGCTAATGCCTGGGTATCGACTCCAACCGCGGCCAGCGCAGAACGCACGGCCACATCGGTGCCTTCGTACGCCGGGAATGTCACCGGCGAAACATCAAACAAGCGAACTTCAACTAGCTCGCGGATGAATTCTTTTTTCTCCAGATTTTCAATCCATTCCTGGCGCATCGTCTGGAACATAAAACTCATCTGGCTCACATCACCTCGGCGGATGGGCGTCAGCACCATATCCTGCACCAGCTGGGTGTTGGGCGGATAAGCCCGAATCAAAAGCCCGGTATCATCCTCGCGCAGCTGCAGCGTGCCGCTTTTAACGCGACCCAGAACGATGTTTGCGTCGTGGTTGAATAAGGCGCGCACATCCGACTCGATGATGGTTTTCCCAAACGCACCTCGGCGGATGCGCTCGCGGTATCCACCCAGATTGACGCTCAGCTTGTTAAAAACAGCCGCATGACCAACGATCACCGGTGGTTCATCTGCCCGCTCTTCTACATTCAAGTTTTCGAGCGTCCATGTGCGGGTTTCCATGCCTTTAATTTCGGGTGGCATCTTATTGCTCCTCCTGCAAAGTAATTCTTTTCAAAATCGTGCGATTTAGCGCGTCAAATTCGCTCATACCGCCAGCCTGGCGCCTGACCTGCCAGGCAGACAACTGCGCCTCGAACTGGTTGGCATCCAACGCAAGCACAGATTGCTGGTGATTTTTGGCGATTCTGGCCGCGAGTTCGCTTGCAATCTCGCCGCTCATGCCAGCATCGCCCGCATCGTCAATGTCGATGCTCAGCAAACGTTTCAGGGTTTCAAGCTGCCCGCGCACCACCGGCTCAATTTGGCGCTTGATAAATTCAACATGCTCGCCATAAAAGCGTTCAATTTCGCCATCCCGGTCATCCCGGCGCGCCAGGCGGGCCAAGTCGTTGGCTTCCCTGCGTAAAATGCGCCCAAGCGCATCAAAAAACACATGCCGCTGCGATCTCAAAACATCCTCCGTTCGCGCTGCTGGTTCTTGTTGGGGCTGGCTCATGCCTAACGGGCCCAGGTTAAGTGGCACCATTGGCAGATCACCGCCCTCGACCGGGTTGCGGTTTTCGGCTTCGCGGATCTCATTAATGGTCATGAAACCATTCTGCACGGCCTGCACGAATGCCGAGTAGCGCTGCGCCAGGTCACCACGTAGCAATGCGTCGACCAGGTGTTCGGAAAAATAATCCTTGCGCTCGCTTTCTGTTAGCAGACTGCGCGAAATCTCCTGCTCCCAACGCACGAACCACGGCCGCATGGTGTAGGTCACAAAGCGCAGCCCGAAGGCCTCCACGCTGGCGTAGGTTGCCGAAGCGCCATTGACCGCCAACATATCGAGCGAAATCCCAAACATGCGCGCAATATCAGCAATCTGGAATTCTCGCGTTTGCAGGAACTGCGAATCTTCGTTTGTCAGGCCGATCTTTTCAATGCCGAGGCCATCCTCGAGGATGGCCATGCGATGCTTTTTCTCAAGCCCCTGGTGACGGGCTTCCCACGCGCCAGTGATGCGCTCATAGGCCTTTTCTGATAATTCTTTTGGATGCGTGAGCACAATGCCAGGCTCGGCACCGTTGCTGAAAAGTCGCGCACCGTGCTCCTGGGTGGCCTGCGCCAGGCCAATTGATTCCCGCGCCAGGTCGGTTGGCGAGTAGGCCCATAGGCCATTGCGCGTTAACCAGCGCACGTGCAAAATGCGGTCGGATGGGATCCCCACCGGCCTGCCGCCTACTGATCCTGGAAGGGTGTAAACGTACCAAAGCTGACCGTCACGGCGTTCCATGCGAACGTTGTCAGGGTTGAGTGGCCAGAGCGCGCGCACCCTGCCCGCCTTGTCGAACTCGATCTCTGAAATGCCATTCCCGCGCGAGGCCACATGCGATGTAATCGTTTCGCGGTAAGTCATGGCCGTCATCTCAGGGTTGGGAACATCATGCAGCAATGAATACAGGTAATGATTTGTCGCTCGTTCTTTCCCCCTGGGAAGGCGTTTGTAGGTAATCAGGGGCAAACTACCCGCTGTCTCGGCAATGATGCGCACGCAAGCCAGCCAGGCCGTGATGCGCAGGGCGCTTTCAGGTGTGACCATCACGCCCGATGCGGATTCATCCCCACCAGCCAGAACGCGGCTGAAACTGCTATCCGGATCTTGAGATGGGTGATAACGGTGTTCAAACAGCATTCCGCTTCTCCTCGCGCGCCTGGGCGTTGATCAGGCCGCTTGCGATCAATACGCAACCAACGCCGAACAAGGCCTGGCCCAGCCCAATCCAGATTAATAAACCGCTGAAAAAGAAAACCAGCCCAAGCAGATACATGATCTCGCTTGCGCCAAGTACAAACTGATTCCGCCATGTTTTTGCTCTTGGCTTATCTATCATGCAACTCCGAGGATTAAAACAAAAACCGCCAGCCTGCCCCTTGCGGGGAAGATCTGGCGGGCGGTAAACTCCGTCAAACCTGTAAATTGTCGGCCAGCCAATGGCTGACCCATCGATCAAAAATATTATAGCACGGGTTTTCTATTATCCACATGGGGATAATCCCCTGGAAGGCGAAACCGCCCAGGGGGGCACCGGGCGGTTTCTATTTTTCGTTGGCACTCGGCCGAAAATTATTAGCGGGTTGGTGGTCGGTCGGAGTGAGGGGGGCACCCCGACCGACCTTCTCTATTTTAGCACTTGCGTTCTATTTGTCAATCCTGCGGCACCGAGATATTCGCCGCCCGCCCCTGCCGGTTGTAAAACTTCGCGCGCTTCTGTGCTGCCTTGATCGGGTTGAATTTGCCCTTGAATGCCTTCTCCGATTCTTTCGCCAGGAAAGGTTCAAACCCTGCCTCGCCGCTGTCGCAGCTCATAAACTCAGCGAGTTGTGCTTTGAAAGCCCCGAGTGTTTCCCAGTCTGCCCAGTGCTCCGCGCTCGTCTGCGCCTTCTCGAGCGCCTGGATCGCCGTCAATATTGCGATGGCTGCTTCGGTCATCGCTTCGATTTTTTTGTTAACGTTTGGGGTGAATGGTTTTTCTGTCATGGTTTTTCTCCTGTTTGGTTTGGTGCCGCGTTCGCTGCTGTATTTCCATCATTAGGCCGGAGAAGCCGAAGGAAGTCAAGTCAGGTGCATCGCCATTTCTGGTGGTACAGGCCTGCCACCGGCGCCCATCGTTATTGCTGGCGATGGGCGCCGGTGGCCAGCATCGCCATTCCTGGCGATAGGATCCAGCTATAAATACAGCTTAAGCGCGCCATCATCCGTAAAATAATAGTCCGAGAAAATTACGCCCAGCTGCCAGCCATGCCCGAGAAATGAGTATCGCTTCACGCTCAGGGCCCTGGCCTGGCGCTCGACCATGCGCCGTTTCCAGCATAGGCTTTCCCATTTTGGGATATTGCGCTCGACCCACCACATCCAGCCGGGATCTAAATCAGCCAGGGCGAGCAGCGCATTTCGTAATCGTCGCCAATCATCGAAAGCCAGACCGCCATCATCGTCTGGCGGAATGCACTTTTTAATTCTTCGGGGTTTGACAGATATTTTGCCCATATTCACCTTCAGTATCGCCATGAATGGCGATGCGATATCGCTAAATCATCCGAATTCCGCGCTCTTCGTACACGCTTTTTTGTTCGCCTGGCGTGCTCATGGACCGGGCGATGGCCATTACCAAGGCAGTAATGCCGTCTATTTTTTCCTTGCTGCGCTTTTTATCGGGCTTGATATTGCCTGCTGGGTTCGTGGCCGCGACCACGTTGTCCGCCATCCAGTTGAGCACCGGATTGTCACCGTGATACATATCGTGCGCCTTGGTCATGCGTTCCAGTTCTTTCATGGGCGCGCTCATGCTAAAGAACCCCTGCCCCATCTGCACCACGGTCAGGCCCATGTCATCCTGTAGCTGCTGCGCCACATTAGGCGCGCCATAACGGTCATACGCAATTTCTTTCACGGTGAAAATCTCAGCCGATAACTGAA